ACAGTGGAGGAATGGTTGACTATTTGTGAAGAAGGAAGAGATTCACTGCGCAAGATCCTCGGACCTATTACAGAAGATCCGAAGTGGTTTTTTGATTAAAGATCCACGGCCCTTGGGCCTTGTTACTTTTTATTAATTTGTTCATCAATCATTTTTCCCAGAACAAATACCATGAATCCAATGAAAACCAGGGCTAAGAGTATTAGCCCTAGTAAAATATTAGTTATCATTATTTTCTCCATAACAAGAAGAGCAATATTTGTTACCCTCTTCATCTACCTCATACTCCTCAAATGTATCATCTGAATTTTCAAACTGAATTTTTTTATCACAAGCAAGGCAATTGTATATTTGCTCTGCTTCTCTTGTTTTACTCATTATGCCCTCCAATAGTAAGTATCACCGTCAAAATCTGTTTGACTATAATCCATTTCAACTGCGTCTGCCCAACCTTGCCAATCGATGTGAAAGGATAGAGGATTGTTATCGTCTTGACGATCCATATAACCACAATCATAAGCCAAATCTTCACAGTATTGAACCCAATAATTTTCACGAATAAATGTTACACCCATCTCAAAGTTATCCTTGCCTACTTCTTCTTTAAGATCATCTATCATTTCAATTCTTTCTCTATCGTAATCGTCTTCTTCGTCCAATGTTTTTAGTTCATCTAACAAATCTCGACTATCTAATATATCACTCATGATTCCTCCAATATTTTCTTTATGTGATCTCTCAATGGTTCAGCAGTAGTGCTTGTAACTTCAACCACTTCTGAAGAATCTGGGTCAACGGACATAGCGATGTCCGTTGCTTCTTCTTTGTTGATTGCGTTAACAATCCAAGTATCTTCTTTGATGTAGCGCTCAGTTACCTTGAAAGTTTTTAATCCTTCTTCTTCTTTCAAGCGATCTGCAGCTTCTTCCATGGCTCTTTCTTGCTGGTCCATGACCCACGAATCAAACTTACTCATGATCTCTCCCTCATTGAAATAGTTATATCAATATTTCTAGTGGCATACTCACCATTGACAGCTTCATTATATTCTTGAAGTAAATGAACCAATTTTTTTATGTCAATATCATTTCCTTTTATTGACCCTATCAATTGATTCTTTTTTTCTTTACCTTTAGACCAGGTGCTACCCCAGTTTTCAATATTATATTTATCAATATACATAGTCACTCTCCTTTTTTATATGCTAATTATCCCATATAAATATTAATGTCAAATGAAAAACAACCCCCTCCAATGAAGAATGAAAACATCGAGAGGGGGAAAGGGAGTGAATATATAAAACAAAAGATATACAGTAGTATATTATTTCTCACAAGATATTTATAATTAACATTACAAATACTTCATGTTGCGATGTTGCGCGTTGCGATAGTATAGAATATATATATATTACAATAACTTAATCTAATTTTTACCGCAACATCACCGCAACATCTGTGATAACCCATGTTGCGACACAATCGTTGTTTTCTGCCAAAAAAGTGTTAAAGTGTGTTTATGAATTTAGAAGAATTAAGAGACAGACTAACACCAAAACAAATCAAATTTTGTGTTATGTTTGTTCAAGAAGGTGATACCAAGACAGCAACAGAATGTGCGATCGCGGCTGGATACTCAGAAAAAAGAGCTAAACAAGAGGCTTCTGAGCTTCGCAGACATCCTGGTTGCGCTGAGTACATACGAGAGTTGCGAAATCAAGAAGAAAAGAAATATGAAATTAATCTTCATAAGCATTTGAAAAGACTAGATCAATTGAGTAGAGGTGCAGAAGAAAAGGGTAATTGGAACGCAGCAGTTACGGCCGAGAAATCAAGAGGTCAGGTTGGAGGTTTATATATCGATCGAAAAGAAATAATGCACGGCAGTATTGATCAATTGAATAGAGAAGAAGTTGATAAATTATTAAAGGATATGGACAAGAAACTATCTATTGAAGGGAGTTTTGAAGAAATAGATGACAACAAAACCCGAGACAAGATTTTGGAAAAGGATTAAAGATAAGTTTACAAAAGTTACCCTAACTAGAATTGAAGCTGTCACTCCGTTAGGATTGCCTGATATACTTGCCGTTTATAAGGTCACAGATGAGCAACGAGGACAGTTTTGGATAGAGCTGAAGGTGACTAGGGGTAATTCAATTGGCCTATCTCCTGCTCAAATATCATGGCATATGAGCCATAATACGAACGGTGGTTGTTCATTTATCATGGCTACCCCCCTCGGACGAGGAGGCATCTCGATTTATTCTGGATCTTGTGCCTTGCGACTTGCAAAAGAAGGCTTGAGCCTTGAACCCTGTGCCTTGTTCCCTGAACCTTGTGACTTTTTAAAGCTTGAGACCTGGCTCATCGACCATGTGACTTAGGTGAGTGGGGAGTGTGTATATTAGTCATCCGCGTAATGACCGCAACTCCTGGCCCACTCAATTAAATCAGGTCGCCAATTGGCGACCAAGATCTTTATTTATCTGTAAATACAACGTCGAACCCCCAATGAGTTTCCAAGTACCAGTCTTGGGGGTTGTTCATCATGTCGTATGATTTAGGGTGAGAGCTTAAAGAATAACCAACTCCCCAATCATGTGGCCCAGCTTCATACGTAACCATGATCGCTTTACTTTCTCTTCCCTCCCTTTCTTCGTCAGTATGCGTGTACTCGCTTGGATAGGGTGCAGGTTTTGAAACTTCCCAAGCTGGATCGTGGCCGACAGCTCGAGCCTGTTTGCAAAGTGCTTGGTATAACTGTTCGGAAGCTTCTTCTTTGCTGATCTTCTTCTTAGTGAAGTCAGGCAAGTATTTATTAATTAATGTATCTAACATATATTTACTCCTTTAATATTATATAAGATAAATCTCATACAATGTCAACCCAAAAATCGCATCTTCCAGACATTTGTTTTTTTGCAATTGCTTGTGCCTTGCGACCTTTGGGTCTTGTGCCTAGGTGGGGGTCGTTAATGAATCAATTCGCTCGTCCCACCCTTGTGCCTTACAGCTATAATTCGGCTTGGCCAGTCGGACATATAACTGCTTGAGCCTTGCGGCTTAATCAAGCTGCTGGGTGCACACTAGAACTTAATCGTTTTAACAGCAGCTTGAATAAACCAGGCAAGGATCACCCAAAAGGGTGATCCTTTAGGAGTGATTATTCGTACAAATTTAGCACGAACTTAGAGTATGGTGGTGAATACTCATTATGGAAAGTTACAGAATCAATTGCAAAAAAGCCATCGCCTCCAAAACTTTCCAATTTACAAGCAATCCCATCGTGCCCTAATTCATATTTCATGTTGCCTTTATGATTACAAATATCTTCGTAAGAATAAAGCTTCATGAATTTTTCTAAGTAGCATGGGTCAATGATAAGGAGTTGACCAGAGTCAACTCCTACATCTCCATAGTGTTTAATTAGTGGTTTCTTCAATTTCATAATCCACCCCCTTTTCAATTATTGTTTCTTCTTCTGCTCCATCTTCGTGAACACAATCCCAAGATATTTCTACATCTTTAAGAATTGTTTTCTTCATTCGAAGTAGTGCTAAAGCAATTTCACGAGGACAATCCCAAGCCGTATTGAATTGGTAAGATAAAATTTTATCTGTGTTATCTACTATTTGAGTATCGACAGAATTCCACTTCGTCCCCCAATTTTCAATACTCCAATCATACCAATTATTCTTTCCATATTTTTCTCGTTCTTCTTGTCCGAGATTGCCTTGAAAAATATTCTTTGGCATTGGAATAATATTATTAAAATCAAATTCATTTTCATTTGACTTCAACATAGTCTTTAGTGTTTCAAGTTGTTTTTCATTACCCTCAAACACTACAGTATTATAAGTCCAGTTAGGCATAATTCACTCCTTTGTTGTGAGGTTGTTTTGAGCATGGATAAAAAATTATCGGCTTTGAAAAGTACAACCTCATAAACTCTATTGACGTATAAAATTTTATGGGATATATGTCAATAGTATAATTTAAAAAAAGGAGAATGATTATGGAAAAGACTACAATGACAGGAGGGACTTACCTCCAAGGATATGTTAAAGCAACATATGAACAGCTACTAAAAGCATTCGGCTCACCTCACATGGATCAATGTGATAACTATAAAACAGATGTTGAGTGGGCTTTTAAATTTGCTGATGGTACAGTTGCTACCATTTATAATTGGAAGAATGGTAAAAACTATTTAGGTGAGGAGGGTTTAGAACTCAATGACATTGATGAATGGAATGTTGGAGGGTTTAGCCAGAAGGCAGTTGCTAGAGTTATAGACGCTATTGAAGATTAAATTAAGGGGGCAATGCCCCCTTTTCTATTTCTTGAGCCTTGCGACCTTGCGCATTAAATCATTAATTTTATCTATCCATATTCTTTCAAGCCATGCGTCTTCGCCTCCACCTGCTATTTGAGTTCTCTTAAGCTGGTCTTCTAGTATTTGAATTTTTTCCAGGAGTATTTGTTCCATAATTATCCTTTCGTTAATAAAGCTGCAGCTCAAAGCTGCAGCCAATAAGTTTATCATAAGTAGTGTGGAAATATTAAGCCTAGTATAAATATTACCAGGCAAATCGTAAACCATATTGAGCCAGTTGACATCAAGACAGCCA